CTAATAACTGATATGTCATCTATTATTGACCAAGCTAAATTCTTGGGAGATGTAGAACAGTATTGGACTAATGTTAGAGAATGTGTGAACTTCGACAACACAGACATAGGCAGAGAATTATCCATAGTAAGTGAACAGACCAAGACAAGACTTTCACAAGCTATGAATAACATAAAGCTAGACGATAAAGAGCCAGAGTTAGTAGTTGTCAATGCAACTGCTAGTGGTTTCTCTCTAGTGAATTAGACAAGTAGAGGCATGGTAGATATATCTGTAAGACCTCGACTTGCGATCTTGCGAGAACGCTCGCTACGCTCGCGACCTTGCGAACTCACCAACAATAAGAAAAGTAGGACCCGCTTGCAAACTTACGCCTTGAGCGTTTACCTACCCCCCACCCCGGATTTGTATATGTAGGGGTCCCAGAGCGACTACTATATGTTTGATTT